CATTGGAGCTTGGTACTACACTACAACAACTAGGGGCCTGAACGATATTTCAATTGGAGACTTTGAAGTTTACCGTGACTTTGGCGGCCCTGGATCTAACATATATCCATGGCATGTTAGGTGCAGAGTGTTCTTCACTATCTACACTGCCTTACCGTAACTTTGGCGGCCTATATCCAGGGCATGTTAGGTGCAAAGTGTCCTTCACTATCTACACTGCCATTTAAGGAGGGGATAATATGGCTTATTTTGTTGAGTTTGATGCAACGAATGGCATATGCTTGGCTGTACACGAGACGGAAAAGGAAGTGCACCAGGTGCAAGAGGGCTCAATAATAAGGGAAGTGAGTCCTGAAATCGCTCAAAGCATTCTAGACGGTGACCGACCGCTCTGGCTCTACAAACTTGACCCAAATGGAGAAATAAAACAGCTTACCGAACAAGAATATTTGGAAACTGTTGCTATACAGAAATAGGAGATGACGCATAATAACACAAAAGCACTGGAACAAGTTATTTCAGTAGTGCTGGCTATCGTAGTGTAAAATTGATTAGGGAATTAGAAGGGGGAAATAGACATGGCAGAGTTTATACCGCTTGGCGGAGACCTGGCTGGTAACTTGGTTGCTGGCCTGATAGGAAACAACAGCGTTGATGCGTTTGAGGTCGCAGATGCAAACTCGCAAACTGGTAAGCTATTACGNCACCTNATAGGGCCAGCGNTTGATGAATTTAAAAGTTTGGCNGACATGAATGCAGTGGCTGCCTCGGCTACGGCCAGAAACGCTATCCGTAATAGCTCCACTGCCTTCAATATCGTGGCTAACTCCAATATNGCNATAGGTAAGTTCGTGGCTGGTGAAGTTGGCCTCAACCCAGCTNACTANGCCGACATGAATGCGGTGGCTGCCTCGGAAACGGCNATGAATGCGGTGGCTGCCTCGGCAACGGCAATGAATGCAGTGGCGGCCTCGGAAACGGCGATGAATGCGGTGGCTGCCTCGGCAACGGCAATGAATGCAGTAGCTGCCTCGGCAACGGCCCTAAGTGCTATATGCAAATCCGAAACAGCGGCAGTAGCCGTAAAGAGCGCAATACAGAATTACGGATCGCAAGTAGTAGCCACATTAGAAGCTGCGGTTGGCTCCAAATTTAGTAAATCTACGATTACAGTTGGCCCCGGCGGCAGTACTGGTATCTTCGATAGCGGGCTTAGTACCAGTACAATTTATATTCCCATCCGGATCGAAGACAATGGCTATGGTGGTCCTTACGAGATTTACTACGGCGCCGACGTATACTACAAAATTGGTTCTTACTCTGTTAAAGGGTCCATGTATGGGGATAGTAGCAATAGTCCATTCACAGTCAGCGAAGGAGTATCTATGAGGGGGATAAGACTTATAAAGGAGACAACTAGCGGCGATACAGAGAGGCTTATTTGCGATGTATACACTGCGGTTTAGTGGGGAGGTGAAAGTATGCCGTATTTTCTTGAGTTCGATTTGGAAAGCAAGCGGTGTATTGCTGTGCATAATGTTGTAAGTGAAAACGAGTTCTGCCAACAAAATTACGCCAGTAGACGAAGAAGTAGGAGAAGAATTCATGCTTAACCTAAGTTTTCCTGATTATGTCCTATCTTCAGAAGGGATGGTTTTCAGTCCGATTGAACCGGGTGATGTAGATGCCGGGTCCTGAAATCGCTCAATACGGTATTGCAATTTTTGCAATAGCCATACTTGGTTACGTGTTTGTGAAGATTATCGGTGCGCCTAAGCCTGATAATAGCAAGGAATTGGTTGCTGTGATTGAAAACAATACAAAGGCGTTGCGAGAGTTGATGGCTGTATTGCACCAAATTGAAATACAAATGGCAAGGCAAGAAACAAAAATTGACGAGCTACTTGCAAGGACGAGAGATGAGAAAGATGACTGAAGAGCGTTTTTCCAAGAAAGTAGTGCGATGGGTGATATTGCTAAATGCCTTGTTTGTGGTGGCGGTATTAATACTTTATTGGCATACAGGTTCAGAGCCAGCAACGTTAATAGCGAGTTGGTTTGCTTTTACCACAGGTGAGCTGTGGGCATTAGCGGGAATAAAGAGAGAAGAGACAAAGAAGGGAGGGAGCGACGATGAAAGTATGCATTGACCCTGGGCATGGTGGAAGCCAGCCTGGGGCAGTAGGGTATTTCGGGACAAAAGAAAAGGATATCACGCTTCAGGTTGCTTTACAGCTTAGAGATGTGCTGAAAAATGCGGGCGTGGAAGTGGTAATGACAAGGGATAGCGATAAAGATGTGAGAACAGCCAAGCAATCAAATGAGCTACAAGCAAGGTGTGATGTAGCGAATAACTCCAAGGCCGATGTTTTCATTTCAATACATTGTAATGCATCAAATGACTCGTCGGCTCATGGGACGGAGACGTGGTACTACCCGAAAGACGCTAAAAGCAAGACTTTAGCACAGTTTATCCAGACGGAGTTGGTGAAACAAATAGGTCTAAAGGATAGAGGAGTTAAACAAGGCAATTATTACGTAACACGTTATACAAAAATGCCAGCCGTGTTGGTGGAGTTGGCGTTTATCAGTAATCCCGAGGAGGAGGTATTATTACGAAATAAGGCGTTCCAAAGGAAGTGTGCTGTAGGGGTAGCTAATGGTGTACTTCGTTTTCTAGGAATGCCTTTAGTAAAGGAGGTGCAAGGCATGAAAGACGTACCGCAGACACATTGGGCGTACAAGTACATAAAAGAGTTGTTCGATTTGGGAATTGTGCAGGGTGATGAAAAAGGATATTTCTATCCAGACAAGCCAGCTACAAAAGCGGAAGTTGCTACTATGATAGCCAAGCTTTACGAAAAGATAAAAGGAGGGAAGTAGAATGCATGACTTATTTTTACAGTTACTTTACGACATTATCGCTATCCTTGTCCCGATACTTGTTGGATATGCGATAGCATGGTTGCAGAAGCGAATAGGAACAGAGAAGTTGGAAGCGGTAGTGCGAGAGCTTGCTACAAAGCGAGAACTGGCACGAGTTGCTGTGTTGTTTGTCCAGCAGGCATACAAAGATTTGGGCGGAGCAGAGAAGTATGACAAGGCGGCAGAGTGGTTGTCCGATGCGGCAGACAAGATAGGTATACAATTGTCCGAAGAAGAGATTAAGGGACTTATTGAAGCCGCATTGAAGGAGCTGAAGACGGAGCTTGGCGAAGCATGGGATGAGTTAGCGAATTAGCCGCCTAATTTTTTATTATAGGCGTTGCCCTCCGAGGTGCTCCCCTCCCTCCTACTCGGAGGGCGTTTTTATTTGTGGTATTGTGCAGGTATTGACATATAGCGAAAAATGGTATAGTATATAAAGAGATAACATGAAAGGAGGGAGTAAGTATGGCAAAGATTGTGTTAGACGTGGCGAAGTTGAGGATGTGGAGGGCTTATCGTGGATTGACAAAGCACAAGATGTCGCAGTTGATGGGGTATGCTGGCGATGGATATTACTATATTGAAAGCGGCAAGGTAGTTCCATCGTTGGCGAGGATTAATCAAATTTGTGAGATTTTGGACATTAGCCCATTGGACATCCTCGTAATTGAGGATGAGAAGAAGAAGGAGGGAGAGCATGAAAACATTGACGAGGTTCGTTGACTTTACAAATGATGAAGAGTTCAGCACTTGACAGTGCATGTGATGTGTTGTCCAGACATTGGAGCGTACGTAAAGTTGTTGGATGATTTAGGGTTTACGTTCATTTACATTGACGGAGACTCATGCGAGGCAGAGCTTGAAGGCGAGTATGCAAAAGTGTTTGAAGTAATGCGGATGCTTGAGCAGGAAGGGTTTACGTGGTAGCCATGGCGTTACGAGTAAGTAGTGCAGGAGCTTGTCCGAGAAGGATAGAACTTGAGGCATGGGGTGTAGAAGGGCTTCCATTGTGGGAAGGTTCAGAGCGTGCATTTGCTGAAGGTAACATGCATGAGCAGTCCATATTGGAGTGGGCATGCGAGAACTTACCAAATGGGCCGTATGTGTTACATAGCCAGCAGAAGGAAGTTTCTATTTTTTACCATGATAAGGAGTTACTCGTGGGACACATTGATGGACTTGCTACCAATAATGAAGGTGTAACAGTACTGTTGGAAGCAAAGGCTTTGGCAAAGAGAGCATTCACAGAGATACGAGATAAGGGGTTGAAGGAAGCACATCCGCAGTATTTCACGCAGGTGCAGTTGTACTTGTATGCGCTGGGACTGGAAAAAGGGTATTTGATAGCACGGAATAAGGATACTCCAAAGACGAGGTTCTGGGATCACTACATTGAAGAAGTCGTTTACGATGCCGAGTTTGTAGAAGCCGAGCTAAAGCGGTTGGAGGAGTTGGCGATTAAAATTGAACAAGGTATTGAGATTGAGCCGCCATTTAATCCAGAGGATAATTGGCAGTGCAGACAGCCATGGTGTCCGTATACAGAAAAGTGCTTCCCAGAGTACTATAAAAACTCCAAACAGCCTAAAACAGCAAAAGTGGATATGGAATTATCAAGTCTCGTTGAGCAGTACGTTGAGCTTGGCGAAGAGATATCCGAAATGCAAGAGATACGAGAGGGGATAAAGGAGCAAATCATGGAGCGAGTAGGAAGCGACACTGTGATAGCTGGCGAGTATGTGGTATATACCAAGGAGCGCATTACCGAGACAATAGACACCAAGAAAGTGCGGGAGGTAGTACCAGCTGAAATGTTGCAGGGTTTAATGAAGGTATCAAGGTCGCAGGTATTGTATGTCAAGCCTGCGGCTGAAGAATAAAGAGGAGGGATAACGATGGACAGTATCGTAAAGTACAAGTCTGAGAGTGGCGAGGAAGTTTCTTTAAGTGCAGACATTATCAAGCGTTATTTGGTGTCGGGGGACCCGAGCAAGGTTACTGACCAAGAAGTTATGATGTTCTTAAAATTATGCCAGTACCAAAAGCTCAATCCGTTCCTTAATGAGGCCTATTTGGTGAAGTTTGGGAATGAGAAGGCNCAAATAATTGTTGGCAAAGATGTGTTTATGCGTCGTTTGTCTAACAGTCCGTTAGTTGAAGGTTACCAAGCAGGTATCATCGTTCGTAAGAAAGGTTCAGACGAGATACAGTACCGCAATGGGACATTCTATGTACCGGGCGAGGAGGAGTTGCTGGGAGGTTGGAGCAGGATTTGGCGCAAAGGCTGGAAGGAGCCAGTAGAACATTCTGTAAGCTTGCATGAATACATTAAGCTTGGAGCGAATAAAGAGCCGCAGGCTGGGTGGAAGAAGGCAGCAACCCAAATCAGAAAAGTAGCACTCGTGCAGAATGCCCGAGAAGTTGTTCCCGATTTGAGACAGCTTTATATCAGCGAAGAGATGCAGGTCGATGAGGAGCAGTTGCAAAATGCACAAGTGGAGTTTACAATACATGATGCCGAGGAAGAGGTGCAGGAAGAGACGCAGGAAGTAGAATATGCAAGCGATTATGAGTTCATTTCGGATCCGCCTATAACAGTGAAGCAAGTAAAGAGGTTGTACGCTATAGCCCACGGAGATACAAAGCTGATAAATGACATAATNGAAGAGTATGGATACGAGAAGTTGCAGGATATTAGGAGAGGAGATTACGAGGCGATTTGCAATGCTGTACAAAGTGCGGTGTTAGAACAAGAAGAGCAGCTATCAGACATCACTGAACATGTAGTAGAAGAGCAATAACAGTTAGCAAAGTCCCGAGTGGGAGCAAGTGTAGGTTTTACCAAAGCTTGCTCCCATTTTCATTTCATTTTCAGAGTGTTTTCAAAGTGTCTCAAGGGTAAAACAGTGCAAATGTAGGAACTACCAAATCCCACTGTATTTTAGACAGTTTGAAAGTGTCGGTTTTTGTTAACACCTATTTAACACACAACATGTTGACATTATATCTTATGTGGTAATATACTATATAGAAAAAGAAAGAAGGAGGGAGTAAAGATGAGGACAGGAAGAGAGAACTTGAAGGAGTTAGTAGCTATCGAGATGGGTAAGGGTATCAGCCGTGGATTTGCAAGGGCTGAAGGGTGGTTAACAGCGAGTATTGACCACTATGCTGAAGGCTCGTTTGTAGGGTTCGTCCTTGGTATGCATCTAATAGACGTGTTAAGCGAGACAGCTTTCAAAGCCCTTGAAGGTGCGCTGGACGATTTGGTAGACGAGCTTGAGATGTTCTGTTTAGAGCGCGAGAAAGAAAATGGCAAGGAATATGTGTACTACCATGAAGCTATGAGAATTGCAAGAGATATAGCAGGAGCGGTGCGAGAAGAGTTCATGAGCCAGCGTNAAAAGTTGAACGAGATTGAGGACTTGATATATTACGATTGGACATTTGCTAACATGGGTCTAGAAACAACGGGAAAAGCCATAAGGCACTTTGTATGCCGAGAGTTGGACACAATACTTTACATGAAGGTTTATACCGAGTTTACTGATGCGGTTGACAGGGTAATCAGAAGACTGGAGGGTGGGCATTAGCCCTGCTTCCTCTAATGGGAGGCATAAAGAAATGACAATTATCAAAAGGACAGACAGAGGTATAAAGGTAAAGTTAGCTCATTACACCAGTAGCGGTAGGGATTGGGTGGCTGAAATAACCGATATAGATGAAAAATATGGTTTCAAGCGGGAGTTCTTGAACGCTGAAAAAGATTGGAGCTCATCAGGGAAAACTGGTTGGAGCTACTACGAACTCGAGAACGGCAAAGTGTACGAGGTTAATGAGCCATACAAAGGCCGATGGTTCTTCCAAGTTACTAATGGCGAATGTGTCGAGATTAGCAAGGAAGATGTTTTAGAGTACATAGAGCAAAAACGCAGTGGACTACTAACTGGTAGGCCTGAAGAGAAACAGCCGATATTGATTGATAGAGATGAAGAGGTATATGAAGAAAATGAAGATGGCATATTAGTGTGTATTCAACCATCGAAGATTGAAAACGATAAAGCAGAGTATTTGATATCTCCAAAAAGAACGTACGTTACTTTATCGCAGGGAGAAAAAGGCATCTGGAAGCTTTGCCTTTACCTAGGAGGAGCGGCACGATTTACGCCAAAATGTGTAAACCTCGAAACCAAACCTTTGCTTCAGTACCAAAAAGTAAAGGATGTTGTAAACGTTTACGAAGCCATAAGCAAATAAAGGAAGGGGGCGGATAACCCGCCCCCTTGGGAGGTGATTGTATATCCCAACAGAAGGAGGGAGCACGGTGGCAGTGAACACTAGACAAAGGAGGTGACACTGTTTCGCTCCCTAAAGTTATTATACCACATTCATGTGCTATAATACAATTAGCAAAAAGACAAAGGAGGAATAAAATGCTGGTAAAAATCGATGAAATCATTATCGGCGATAACAGGCGCAGTGTAAATCCAGAGCGAGTAAAAGAATTAGCCGCAAGTATTCAAGAGATTGGCCTGCTTAATCCTATAACAATAACTGAAGATAAATACCTTGTTGCAGGTTTGCACCGTATTGAAGCATACAAGTTGCTTGGCAAAACAGAGATAGAAGCCACTATTGTTTCATTAGATGAACTGGATGCTGAACTTGCGCAGATTGATGAAAACCTTATCCGTAATGAGCTAACTGTTTTGGAACGAGCAGAACAGTTAAAGCGCAGAAAAGAGATATACGAGGCGAAGTATCCAGAGAGTAAAGCTAAAACTGGAAGAGAACTTGTAGAAAGGCGTTGGCATACGGCGGACACGATGTCCGCCGTATCGTTCACCGAAGATACTGCTTCCAAAATCGGTGTATCTCCTCGCACTATCCGAAGAGATGTGCAGATTGCTGAAGATTTGGCTGATGAGGTTAAAGAAGCCATCCGTAACACTGATTTGGCTGATAACAAAACAGAACTGCTTAGGTTGGCAAGATTAGATGAAGAAGAGCAGAAAGAGGTAGTGCAGAAAATAATTAGGGGTGAAGCAGAAAAAGTTCTTGAAGCAAAGCGAAAAATAGAGATTGAGAAGATAGCTCAGAGAATACAGAACAACCAGATACAAAGGCCTGAAGGTTTGTTCGATGTAATTGTGGTTGATCCTCCATGGCCATACGGCACGGATTATGATCCAGACGGTAGAAGGGGAGCATGCCCTTACCCTGAAATGAGCCTTGAAGAAATAAAGAACATAAAGCCACCAGCTTCAGAAAACTGCGTGCTGTTTCTTTGGACTACTCATAAGTTTATGAG